GGGTATCTGTCACCGATTAAAGCTGTGACAATACCGCTTACACTTGACCTTTCGGGAGTTGCCACACAGGCAGGAGATTTTAAAGCAAGCGACATTGACACGGCACTTGATCCGTATCTTTATCAGATTGCCGAGGAAATGAAAAAATACTGTAAGGACCGTAAAACTGTTGTGTTTTTACCACTTGTAAAGACTTCGCAGAAATTTAGAGATATTTTGAACGAAAAAGGCTTTAAAACGGCAGAGGTCAACGGCAACAGCGAAGACAGAGCGGAAGTATTGCAGGATTTTGAAAACGATAAATACAATGTGCTGTGCAACTCAATGCTTTTAACCGAGGGTTGGGACTGCCCGAGCGTTGACTGCGTTGTTGTTTTAAGACCTACAAAGGTGCGTGGGCTTTACTGCCAAATGGTCGGCAGAGGAACAAGGCTTGCGCCAAACAAGACAGAGCTTTTGCTACTTGACTTTTTGTGGCACACAGAGCGACACGAGCTTTGCAGACCTGCACATCTCATTTGCGACAATGAAGAAGTCGCACAAAAAATGACCGAAAACTTATCGAAACAGGCAGGCTGTCCGATTGATATTGAAGAAGCAGAGGAAAAGGCAAGCGAAGATGTTGTTGCACAGAGAGAAGAGGTACTTGCGAATCAGCTTGCAGAAATGCGAACACGCAAACGCAAACTTGTAGACCCGTTGCAGTACGAAATGTCAATTCAGGCGCAGGATCTTGCAGGATATGTTCCTGCATTCGGCTGGGAGTGTTCTCCGCCTACAGACAAACAGAAAGCAAAACTTGAAAAGCTCGGAATATTCCCCGATGAAATTCAGAGTGCCGGCAAAGCAAAACTTATTCTTGACAGGCTCGAAAAGCGAAGAATTGAGGGCTTAACCACACCTAAACAAATCCGTATGCTTGAAAGCAGAGGCTTTCAGCACGTGGGCAAATGGCAGTTTGACGAAGCGTCAGCTTTGATTTCAAGGATTGCTGCAAATGGTTGGAGAACTCCGAAAAACATTAACCCGAAAACATATGTACCGCAAAGCGAGGTGAATACGGTTGGACTTACTTAATGCACTTGAATACATCAGTCCGTCAGAGCTTGACTACCAAGACTGGGTAAATGTCGGAATGGCACTCAAACAAGAGGGGTACAGCGTAAAGGACTGGGACGATTGGAGCAGAGCAGACAACCGTTATCACAACGGTGAGTGTGAAAAGAAATGGCAGAGCTTTAACGGCTCTGCCTCACCTGTCACAGCAGGCACGATAGTTCAAATGGCAAAAGACAGAGGTATGACTTTCCGCGAATCGAAAGAACTCGGCTGGAATGATGAAATTGCTTTTGAACAGGGCGATATCGGAGTAACAGCCTGTGAGGGTGTAAAGTTTCACGAGCCTGCAAACTGGAATCCTGTGAATGAAATTGTAACCTACCTTGAAACCCTCTTTGACAGCTTCGAAAATGTCGGCTATGTAACCGAAACTTGGGAGAAGAACGATAACGGCAAGGTTAAATATCTGCCTACAAAGGGCAGTTGTGACCGTACGGCAGGTGAGCTTATTGCCGCCCTCAACAATTGTGACGGTGATATTTCAAATGTATTCGGCGATTACAAACCCGAGGCAGGTGCGTGGATAAGGTTCAACCCATTGGACGGCAAGGGTGTTAAAAACGAGAATGTAACCGATTATCGTTACGCTCTGGTGGAATCTGACTGTATGGCTCTTGAAGAACAAAATGCAATCATCAGAGAGCTTGAACTGCCTGTTGCGGTGCTTGTTTATTCGGGCGGAAAATCAATCCACGCTATCGTTAAGATTGATGCCGCAAACTATGACGAATACCGCAAAAGAGTTGATTATCTCTACAATGTATGCCATAAAAACGGTTTTGAAATCGACAAGCAGAACCGCAATCCGTCAAGGTTGAGCCGTATGCCCGGTGTTATCCGCAACGGCAAAAAGCAGTTTATAATTGACACCAATATCGGTAAATCCGATTTTGCCGAATGGAAAGACTGGGTGGAGAGCATCAACGATGACTTGCCTGATCTTGACAACCTTGCAGATTTTTTTGAAAATCCGCCCGAACTTGCACCGCCGTTAATTGAGGGTGTTCTCCGACAGGGACATAAAATGCTGCTCGGAGGACCCTCTAAAGCCGGCAAATCATTCGGATTGATTGAATTGTGCATTGCAATTGCCGAGGGGACAGAGTGGTTTGGCTTTAAGTGTGCGCAGGGCAATGTCTTGTATGTGAATCTTGAGCTTGACCGTGCGTCCTGCTTTCACCGTTTTAAAGATGTTTATGAGGCATTGGGACTTGAACCTAAGAACATAAACAAGATTGATATATGGAATTTGAGAGGTAAATCCGTGCCTATGGACAAGTTAGCCCCCATGCTCATTCGCAGAGCGTTGAAAGGCAACTTTATAGCCGTAGTGATTGACCCAATATACAAGGTTATTACAGGCGATGAGAACAGTGCTGACCAAATGGCACATTTCTGCAACCAGTTTGACAAGGTATGTACAGAAATCGGATGTGCAGTAATCTACTGTCACCACCATTCAAAAGGTGCTCAGGGTGGTAAAAAGTCAATGGACAGAGTTTCGGGCTCGGGTGTTTTCGCTCGTGACCCCGATGCACTCCTTGACCTTACAAGGCTTGAAATCAGCGAAGATTTAATGAAGCAGCAAAAGGATGAAAGAACCTGTAAAATCTGCAAAGACTGGATAGGTCGTTTCAACAAAATCAGTGAAGTGTGTTCGCAGGACGATTTGGTAATGTCAAATAATATGATTGACATCGCACGCAAAACGCTTCCTGAACAGTCTTTTAAGCTGATGATGTCAGATGTTGCCCGTGCCGAAAAAACCGTAAAAGGGATGTCAGCGTGGAGAATAGAGGGTACTCTGCGAGAGTTTCCGGCATTTGATACACTTAACCTTTGGTTTGATTATCCGATACACAAATCAGATACAACAGGTGTGTTGAAAGACTGTAATTTTGAGGGCGATTTTAACATCAAAGGCTCACCCTACAAAAAGAATTTCAGCAAGAAAAAAAGTGAATCGGAACGCAAAAAAGAACGCTCAGAATCTATTATGACAGCGTTTACTGCAGAAGAAAATAACGGTCAGGCAGATATAAATGACATTGCTGCATATCTTGGAGTTACCGAAAAAACAGTCCGAAATCGACTAAAAGAACACGGCGGATTTTGGATTGAGGGCGGTAAAACAGGATTGAGGGAAAAGGAAAAAGTCGAATAAATTTTCCCTTTCTGTCAAATTTGGAAGGAAAATTTTATCGAGGATTTCCCTTTCCGTGAGGGAAAATAGGGAAAATTTCCCGAGAAATTCCCTTTCCGAAAATGACGGAAAATGACTTTTTTCTCGAGATTTTCCGAGAGAAAGAAAAAACCTATATATATATTCTATATATATAGGAGTATTTCCGTTCCCTAAGGTCACAGGGGTGAAGTAGTTGTGCGAAGCTTACGCACAACAACTCCTTCCCCTGACCTGTGACTAAAAGCAAAATTTTAAAGTTAAGAAAGGAATGGCAAAAAATGGCAAAATGCAAATCGACTTCAAAAGATAAAAGATTGAAAATTGCTAAGGGAATGCCACCTTTGAGGCGAAAACTTCCAAATAAAAGTTACAGTTACAAAAACGATCAGGTAATGGACTGGATTTCTAAACGACCGGCGTTGATTGACTATGTGTTGGATAAGTTAGTAGCTAACGGATACATAGTTTACAACCCGAAATTAAAGTTGTGGTATGGAGTTGATTATTTTGAAGAAAATGAAGACTGAATTTTTTATGCCGATGATACCTCCAACCGTAACGGCACAGGAACATAAAGTTATGGTAAGAAACGGCAAACCTGTTTTTTATAATCCGCCCGAAGTGAAACAGGCAAGAGAAAAGCTCACATCACATTTGGCAAAGTTTAAACCGTCAGAACCGTACAAGTCGGGTGTCAGACTGATAACAAAGTGGTGCTTTCCGAGAGGCAAACACAAAGACGGCGAATATCGTATAACAAAACCCGATACAGACAATCTGCAAAAAATGCTAAAAGACTGTATGACCGCTCTCGGCTTTTGGTCTGATGACGCACTTGTTGCAAGTGAGATATGTGAAAAGTTTTGGGCAGAGGTTTCGGGTATTTACATCAAGGTGGAAGAACTGTGAATATCTCGGAAGTTAAACGCAACCTTGAAAGAGTTGTGCTGTACAATGGCGCAGAATACATTTTGAAAGGCTGTATCATCAGACGGAATACAACAGGTCAGTTTTTTTATCAAGCCGAACTTGCGGACACTAAAGCCAAAAGCTCGTTGATCGTAACTGCACTTGATAAGATTGACGAAAGGAGAACCGACATTGAAAGCAAGAATACCCGTTAAGCTGAAAAGAGAGGCTATGGCGGAGATTAACCGCCTTGCCGACAGGGAATATCAGAAAGTCAAAGACAAGGAAATCAATGACCTGACAAGGCGAATTTTTAAGACGATTGTATTTGCCTTGCATAAGGATTTCGGTTTTGGTCGTGACAGATGTGCAAAGGCTTTGAGGTCAATGACCGAGATAGTCAAACACTCCGACACTGACGAAGTGTTTTGGGAGCATATCGACAGGGTTGTCATCGACAAGCTGAAACTTGAATTTGACAAACGGGACTATACCGACAACGGCAAAGTTATAAATTATGAGGAGAGTGAAAAATGATGAGAGAAATATTATTCAGAGGAAAATTCGGAAACGAATGGAAGTACGGCTTTTTAAGCATTGAACCCAAAGGCTTGGTAATCAAAGAGCCATACAAGAACGAAAGCTCAAATGTGTGGCATATTGACGCTGACACAGTCGGGCAGTACACTAATATGCTCGACAAGAACGGCACAAAGATTTTCGAGGGTGATATTGTTGAACTTATTGACCCCTCGTATGGCGACTGCTACGGAGTTGTTCAGTACGATATTGATGAAACCGAATTTCAAATTATGTGTGATTCATTCTATGAAGTATTAGGAAGATATTGTTATTCATATTCAAAAAACATTGAAGTTATCGGCAACATTTTTGACAATCCGAAACTGTTGGAGGAATGAAGAAGAATGGAGAATAAATTAAAAATCCGTGAGATATGCGGTGATTATGCATTGGATATACCCGATTATAATGGTAGCAATTTCACTTTGTATTTCAATTCGAAGAAAAACGCCGAAAATGTAAAACGCATTATCGAAGTTGACGGTAGTAAATCAAATAATGCTACGGTGTGCGAAATAGATAAGGAGTGAAAACAATGACAAGAAATGAACTTGAAAGGTATTTAGGCAGATGTGTGACAATTACTCTTTTGGATAACACTGTAATTGAGGGTACTTTACATAAGACGGGTGAAAAAGTCTTTGAAAACGACCCTAATTTATCAGTACCGGTTAATTTTTATTTTTGCATTGATGTAAATAATAAAGTAGTTAAAAATACCGCATTCAGAGTATCACACATCCGGAGAATCAGTTGTTGCGAAAAGTTAAGAATGACAAACTTTGAAAAAATAAAATCGATGAACAAAGAGCAGATGATAGACTTTATATTTCACGCATTATACGATGATATTTGCGATTACTGCGAAAATTGCGGTAATCCTTGCAACGGAGATGAAGATTGTCATGAAAACGAAGAAATTATTAAAAAATGGCTTGAAAGTGAGGCGGACAACGATTGACGGTTAAAGATTATTTATATTCGGTCAGGGTTTCAGACAAGTTAATCAGAACGAAAGAACACGAGCTGTCAAAACTTAGGCTGAATATTGCACAGGTATCGGTTAAGCAAAACGAGCCTGTTAAGACATCAGGAGTGAATGACCCTATGCGGATTGTGGACAGGATTGCAGACCTTCAGGCTGAAATCAATCGGGAGATTGACAATCTTGTGCGGTTGAAAACTGAAATCCGCAGTAAAATCAACGCACTTGACGATTACCGTTACATTGCAATTTTGACCGAGTATTACATAAATTGTCAGAGGTGGGAGGATATTGCCGAGAGTATGGAAATGAGCGTAAGGCATACCCTGAGATTGCACGGCGAAGCGTTACAGGTGTTCCGAAAAAAGTTCGATTTTCCTTGATTTTCTTTTGAAATGTCATTGAATGTCACCCTTACCCTGCGTATAATGGTATTATGAAAGTTTGACAAACAGGACATATGTAGAACTCTCCTAAGTTAAAAAAATCGCACAGACCGCTCATAGTTCCAGCTGTGGGCGGTTTTGTGTTAGTGCGAAAGGCGGTGATACCGTGAAAGACCAATTAAATGCAAGACAGAGGAAGTTTGCGGAATATTATGCGCAGAGCGGTAACACCGTTCAGAGTGCCATTATGGCGGGATATTCCGAGAATTACGCAAACGCAAGAGCGTATGAATTGTTGGAGAATGTTGGAGTTTCAAAATACATCAAGGAGCTTTCCGATAAGCTCAAAGATGAGCGCATTATGAGTGCAAAGGACAGGCAGGTTGCTCTGTCCGACATTGCCCGAAGCGGTGATGAGTTTGCCTCCGACAGAATCAGGGCGATTGACACGCTCAACAAGATGACGGGCGAATACACCGTTAAGGTTGACGCAAAGGTTGAGCAATCCGAAAAGCTCTCTGATGTGTTCAGACAGTTAGGCGGTGAGGGCTTGAGTGAATAGTTTTCCGCTGTCGCAAAAATACATTGACTTCATCAACACCACGAATGTGTCGGCTGAATTTCTTGAAGGCACTACCGCCTCAGGCAAGACAACGGTCGGCGCAGGCGTTAAGTTTATGCGAATGGTGTCGCAGTCGCCGAAAAAGCTTCACGCAATTGCCGCCAAAACTACGGGCAAGGCTGAGGAAACTATCATTCAGCAGGATAACGGTATTCTTGACCTGCACAGAAATGCTGTTTATTGCGGTAACGGCGACAAGGATTACAAGCTGCCGCATATCAAGTTTGAGGACAAAATTATCTATATTCTCGGTTACAGCAGTCGGGATAAGTGGGAAATGGTTCTCGGTGCGCAGTTTGGGTGCGTGTATATTGACGAAATCAACACCGCTGATATCGAGTTTATCCGAGAGATGTCAACCCGTAATGATTATATGCTTGCAACTTTGAACCCCGATGACCCGTCATTGCCTGTCTATAAGGAGTTTGTGAACCGCTCCCGACCTTTTAAGAAATATGCAAACGATGTTCCGTCCGAAATTATGGCGGAGCTTACAGAAGAACCTGTACCGAATTGGCGGTATTGGTTCTTTTCTTTTGCAGATAATTTAAGTCTTACACCGGAACAGATTGAAAAGAAAAAAGCCTCTGCACCAAAAGGCACGAAGCTTTACAAAAATAAAATCTTAGGTTTAAGAGGAAGAGCAACGGGACTTGTGTTCTCGAACTTTGAGAGGGCAAGACACATTAAATCAAAGGAATGGGCAAAGCAGTTCCTTAATCACAGCCGAAACGCTGAACATTTTGTGCAGTTTACGGCAGGACTTGATACAGCCTATTCGCAGAAATCACCCGACACAATCGCTATGACCTTTTACGGCATTACGAACAAAGGCTTGTGTGTCCAGCTTGATGAACGGGTGTATAACAATGCCGAAATTCAAACACCGATTGCACCGAGTGATACGGTCAGAAATTTCATAGATTTTCTTGACCGTAACCGTGATGAATGGGGCTTTGCACGCACGGCTTTTATTGACAGTGCCGACCAAGCAACTATTACCGAGTTTCAGAAGTACAAGCGACAGCACGGCTGTGTCTATGACTTTGCAAATGCATGGAAGAAAACGAAGATTATCGACCGAATCAATCTTGTACTCGGCTGGCTTGCCACCGACTGTTATTTTGTGCTTGAACATTGTAAAAACACGATTGCCGAGTTTGAAATTTACAGCTGGCGAGAGGATAAAGACAACACACCCGAGGACGGTCACGACCATTGCATTAACAGCGGTCAATATGCGTGGCTGCCTTTTAAAAATACTATTGGAAGTGAAATAAATGGGGCTGATAAATAGAATGGCTGAATCTATCAGATCTGGAATTAAAAACTTTTTGCAGATTACTCCTGCAAGCGACAAAACAATTACCGTTACCGAGACAAGCAATCATCTGACCGAGTGCTTTATCAATCGCATTTGGTATTGGGGCAACAGCAGACAGCTTGCGGAGCTGTACAAGCAGATTGATACAAACAAAACTATGTTTTGGGCGGCAAAAAGCACAAAGGGGCTTGAAATTCGTAAAATACACACGGGCTTGCCGGCACTCATCTGCGAAACGCTTGTGAATATCGTAATTGCCGATTACAACGGCACAGATGTTACAAGTAAAAATTCAACCGCTTATGCAGAGCGTTGGGAAGATATTGAAAAGCAGAATAAGCTGTCCGACACGGTTAAGCAAATGCTCCGTGACCTATGTGTTGTCGGTGACGGTGCTTTTAAGGTCAGCTTTGACACGGCCGTATCAGATGTTCCGATTGTTGAATGGTATCCTGCCGAAAACATCGACTTTACATATGTGCGCGGCAGAATCCGAGAGGTTAAGTTTTACACCGATTACACGCAAAAACACCGCCGTTACCGTTTTGAAGAAACATACGGTTACGGCTATATTCACTATGCTTTGTACGATGACAACGGCAAAGAGATTGACCTGCACACGGTTGACGCTCTTTCGTGGATTGATTCAAAGGGCGTTACATTTGACGAATCATATATGTGGGCAGTACCCGTCCTTTACGGCAAATCGTGCCACAAGGGCAGAGGTGCGGGCATTATTGGCATAAAAACAGACGCTTTTGATAGTCTTGATGAAGTGTGGTCACAGTGGGTGGACGCACTCAGAGCCTGCCGAACAAAGCAGTATGTGCCTGGTTGCCTTGTTCCGAGAAATCCCGAAACCTGTCAGCCGATGTCGCCAAATCCGTTTGACAACCGATTTATCACCGTGGGCAACGATATGTCCGAAAACGGCAACGGCAACAGAATTTACACCGAAAGTCCGCAGATTCAGCACGAAAGCTATTTGAGTTCATACATTACTGCTCTTGACCTTTGTTTGCAGGGGGTTATTTCTCCGTCAACTCTCGGTATTGATACAAAGAAACTCGATAATGCCGAGGCACAGCGAGAGAAAGAAAAGACTACACTCTACACAAGGCAAAACCTCGTTAAGATTACGCAGAACGCTTTACAGAGCCTTGTTCTTGCCGTACTTAATGCCGACAGTGAGCTTAACGGCAAGGGAATTGTTGACGGAATAGAGGTGTCCATAAACTTCGGCGAGTACGCAAATCCGAGCTTTGAAAGTCAGGTTGAAACCGTGTCAAAAGCAAGACAGGGCGGTTTGATGTCGGTTGAAACCTCTGTTGAAGAATTGTACGGCGACAGCAAGTCAGACGATTGGAAAGCCGAAGAGGTACAGAGAATTAAAGAGGAACAGGGCATTGCAGGCGAGGAAGAAACTTCTTCACTTGATGATGTTGACCTTACCGACACGAGCGATGAACCCGATAATCCCGAATCGGAAGATAAACCCGAAGATACCGCAAATCAGGACGATAACAGCGAACAGGTAAGCAATGAGTGATTACAGCATTAAAGAGGCTTTTGAGAGGATTGAAAACGAGCTTATCGACAGTATGATGCGCAATTTCAGCCGCCACAGAGCAGAGGAAACCAAAGAGGGCTATAATTGGACTCAGTGGCAAGCGGAACAGCTCAAAAGTCTTGAAGAATATCGCAGAAAGAATGCGAAGAAATTCGGCAAGCGTTTCAAAACCATTAACAGCAAGGTCGAAGAGATGATTCGCACCGCCAAAGCTGACGGAAATGCAAGTCAGGAGGCAGAAATTCTTGAAGCTGTCAAGGACGGTTTCAAAGCTCCGAAAAAGCCGTCAGCACACAGCACAGCCGAGTTTTTTAAGGTCAACGAGAGAAAGCTTGACGCACTCGTAAAATCGACTACGGACGATTTAAAACGAGCAGAAACGGCGGTTTTGCGTATGAGCAACGACAAGTACCGCAAGGCGATATACAACGCTCAGGTTGCAATGAATACGGGTGCGGTTACATACGAAAAAGCCGTTGATATGGCTTGTAAAGATATGCTCAACGCAGGTCTTAATTGTGTGGAATACAAAAACGGTGCAAGGCATACGCTCTCGGATTATGCGGATATGGCGGTTAAAACAGCCAACAAAAGAGCCTATCTGCGTGGTGAGGGCGAAAAGCGAGCCGAATGGGGAGTATCCCTTGTTGTTGTGAACTCAAGACAGGGCGGTTGCCCCGATTGTGCAAAATATATCGGCAAGGTGTTTATTGACGATGTTTATTCAAACGGCAAAAAGTCAGACGGAAACTATCCGCTCCTCTCAACCGCCATCAAGAACGGTTTGTTTCATCCGAGATGTAAGGACAGCACAAGTACATATTATCACGAACTCGATGATTTGGACGCACCGTTGTCTGAAGATGAAATCAAAGAGCTTGACCGTCAGCGAGGAATTGAGGAAAAACAGCAGTACGCAGAACGGCAGGCAGAACGCTTTGACCGCCGTGCCGAATACAGCCTTGATGAGGACAATAAACGCATTGCCCAAACCCGAGCCGATGAGTGGCACGATAGGGCTGATATGCTTGAAGAAAAGGCGAAAAAGGCAGAAAATAGTTTGCCTGAATCTGTTGCAAAATCTGCTGATAATGGTATAATAAAAACAGAAAGCAGAGATTACTCTGCGGTAGGTTCTAATGCTTTTCCTGATTCTGCTAAACAAAAACTTCTGCAAGATGAAAGAATTTTATCGGGTAATGATTACGAAACGGCTATTATTTATAATGCAGACGGAAGCAGAAAGTTTTCTAAAAAAGGCAAGTCAAAAGATGTAAATTTTACTGATGAACAGATTGACAAAATGAGAGGTTGCATTTTAACCCATAACCACCCCAACGGAACAGTTTTCTCACCTGAAGATATAAATATGCTTAGAGAAGGACAACTATCGGAAATAAGAGCCTGCAACGGAAAGGGTTCTTATGTGTTGCGTAATGCAGGTGGTTGGCATAAAGACATAACTAATTTGAAAACCATAGAAAAAGCCTACTGGGAGTGTATGAATACAGTCGGTGCAAGATACGCAGATATATCGGCACAGGAAGGTAAGCCCATTTTTGCTTATTTTAGAAAAATGGACGAAGATGGACTGAAACTGTTTTCAGAAAAATATGGTTTGGAATTTTCGTGGGAGGATAAAATATGAAAATCAATATTTCAGATATTCCGAAAGGAAAGAGCCATAAGGATTATCCAAAAGGTACGATTTTTGTGTTTAAAGAACATTTTCCGAGATATATTTTAGATCCGTTTGAAAGAGTTTTTCCTGATGATCCGAGATATAAAACAGCTTTAACAGGAGAACAGCTTGAAAAGCTAATAGACGACCTCGATTAACTTAATACATCAAAAAATCAGCACTTTGAGAAATCAGAGTGCTTTTTTATTGTATTTAAACCCGTCGATTTTGACCGGTTTAGAAAGGTGGTGACAGAATGAAAATCAGAGTAACAACAGCATTTAATGACAGGCAGAACGGTTATGTAACCCGTCCTGTAAATGAAGTCTTTGAATGTTCTGACGAACGAGCCAAACAGCTCATTGACGGCGGCTTTGCAGTTGAGGTTAAACCAAACGCTACGGAAAATAAACCAAACGCTCCTAAAAAGCCGAGAACAAAGAAAACAGAATCAGCAGATTAAGCACTTTACGAATATGTAAGGTGCTTTTTTATTGTCCGAAGACATTAAACTACGGGAGACACCGTGCAAAACTGAAACAGAGAGACACTCTATAAACTGATTACGGGAGACACCCGAAAAACTGAAAGGATATGAAAAAATGGCAGAACCAAATCCAACACCAACCCCCAATGAACCGACACCTGCACCGCAGGGAACTCCACAGGGAAACGCTCCTGTCTTTGATTATGACAAGCTCGCAAGCCTTATTACAGGCAAACAGAGCGTGACAGAGGACACCGTTTTGAAGTCATATTTTAAGGAGCAGGGATTGTCAGCCGATGAGATGAAAGAGGCTATCGGTGCTTTTAAAAAGCAGAAAGCCAAGAACACTCCCGACTTTGCAAAAATGCAGTCGGAAGTTGAATCTGCAAACAACGCAAAACTTATGGCAGAAGTCAACCAGTCGGCAACCCTCGAAGCCGTAAAACAGGGCGTTGACATTGCAACCGTTCCGTATGTGCTTAAAATTGCAGACTTTTCAAAGGCTGTGACAGACGGCAAGGTCAATGCGGAAAAGCTGACAGAGGCTGTTAAAAAGGTGCTTGATGATATCCCCGCACTCAAGGGCAAACCTGCCGAGAACGGCACAGGAGTTAAGAAAATCGGCGGTGACGGCAACGGTACATCGGACGGTACAAAACCAAAGGCAAATGTTCCTACCAAAAAATGGAACAGATTTAATATTTAACCAAAGAAAGGATTGAAAAATCATGGCAAACACAAATAACTATGCCGAGCAGTTCAGCCCTGATCTGCTCGAAATTCTTGTTCAGGGCACACTTACATCACCGTTCATCACTTCAAATGTAAAGTGGGTTGGTGCAAGAACATTCCACTTCACACAGATGAGTACATCAGGCTTTAAGAACCACAATCGCAACGGCGGTTGGAACAAGGGCAAGTATGTTCAGACCGATGTTCCGTTCACCTGCGAACACGACCGTGATATTGAGTTCCTCGTTGACAAGGCAGATGTTGATGAAACAAATTCGACTGCAAGCGTTGAGAACATTTCAAAGACATTTGAACAGACACAGGTTGCTCCCGAAACAGACGCACTTTTCTTCTCAAAGGTTGCAGCAAAGGCTCAGGCAACAGACGGCTACCATTCATCAACAAAGGCGTCAGAATGGACTAAGGAGAACGCTTATTCAAAGCTCAAAACAATTCTCTCTGCCGGCAAGCTCCGCAGATACAAGGCAAGAGGCACACTTGTTGCCTATGTGATATCTCACATTATGGACTGCCTTGAACAGTCAACAGAGTTCACTCGTAAGATTGAGCTTACACAGATTGCAGAGGGAGGTATCGGCATTGAAACAAGAGTGACCGAGATTGACGGTTGCCCTATCATCGAGGTTATTGACGATGAGCGTTTCTATGATAACTTCAACTTTAACCCCGATGACGGCGGTTTTGAGCCTGCAACAGGTGCTCACAAAATCAATGTTCTTGTTGCTTGCGGTGAAACCTGCAAGACTGTTCCGAAGATTTCAAGCATTTACTTCTTTGCTCCCGGCTCACACACAGAGGGTGACGGCTGGCTCTATCAGAACCGTTCGCTTTCCGATACATTCGTATTCCCGAACGGCAAGGACGGCAAAATTGACAGCATTTATGCCGATGTTGACACAACGGCGGTTGCGTAATGTATGCCGATTACATTGAACATCAGGGCGGAGATGAAAACAGCATTATCTCTGCCGAACACATTGATGTTCTGACTTTTAACCGCATTGATTTTGAAAAACTTTCGGAAATGCAGAAGAGAATCATCAGCAAAGTGCATAGCAGACTTACTGCTTTTGAAGAAGAAAATGCCGATATGATTTCTTCCTATCTGAAAAGCTATTCAATCAACGGTACTTCAATGGAGTTCGGCGCAAGTTGGAATTTAATGTGTATCAGCGGTGTGGCAATTCCTGCCGACCTCTATGCGTTGCTAAAATCAACGGGACTTTGTTATCCTGCAATATGAGGTGATATACTTTGAAATTTCCGCCACTTGTAAAAAAGCAGTTCTGCAAAACTCCTGTTGAGGTGACGATATACGGCGAGGGTGTTACCGAGGACGGAGCACCCCTGACCGTGTTTGAATGCAAAAAACTGTATCCCTCCGACAGTCTGTACCCGTCAGTAATCCTGCACGGTGGTAATTCCTTGTGCAATATGCAGTCAAAGGCAAAGACCGTCTATACCAAAGAACAGAAAATTGTTCAGGTGTCGGCTGTTCTGCTCTTTGACGGCGATATTGCCCCCGACAGCCCCACTTTAAGCGGTGGCTTTGTAATCTTTGACGGTGTAAAACGAAGTATCGTACAGGGTACAAAACACCGCAACCCTGACGGTACAGTTAATTTTACGGAATTGGATGTGATTTAATGGGATTTTCGGTATCATCAAAAATCAATCTCAACATGCCTGTTGTAAAACAGCTTGATAAGGCAAAGCAACAGGCTCTTGAACAGACAGGTGACGCACTTCTTACACAGGTGAAAAACACGCAGGTAATGCCGTTTGATACGGGTAACCTTCAGAACGAAAATACCTTTGTCGATTACGCTCAGATCCGGAACGGCACGGTGAAAATCGTGTCAAGCACTCCGTATGCAAGAAGGTTGTATTTTCACCCCGAATATAATTTCAGCCGTGATGAAAACATTGCCGCAGGCGGTAAGTGGCTTACACCGTGGCTTGAGGGCGGTACAAGACAGAATTTTTGCAGTCGGGCATTTGCAAGATTATACAGAAAGGAAGCAGGACTTTGATTTACTTATCGGACATCAGAGATTGGCTCAAAAGCGTTACCTCAGCCGAGCATTACTACATCGGTAAACTCGACAATAAGCAGGATAAGTCAATAGGTGTGTATTCATTAAAACAGTCGGGAACACCCACAAGGGCAATCGGCGGTGAAAGCACCTACGATACAATAAGCATGTCTTTGCTTATCCATTACACCGACAACGCAAGAGAAACCGAGGAGTTTGCACGCAGGCTTTATGAAACGCTTTACGGCATTAAAAATGTTGAAATTAAGGAACACAAAATCTATATAATCGAACTGCTCACGGAAGAACCCATTGATGTGGGAACAGACGATAAGGGAGTGTATGAGCAGGTCATTGAAGTTAAATTCTATTACGAAAGGAAGTAAAATTATGGCAAAAGTAGAGTCGGGAGTATTCCCATGCTATGAAAATCAGTTTGCAGTCGGCAAGGCAGGCACGGAAACAGCCACAACCAATATTGCAAACTGCGAGGAATTTTCCGTTGCATTTGACAACGGTGTAGAGGAATGGACAGCCTTTGAAAACGAGGGTTGGAAGTCAAGACTTATGACAGCCAAGTCAATTACAATCTCCGTTAAGGGCAAGCGTACAATCGGCGATGACGGCAACGATACAATTGCAGGTCTGTCATTCAAGAACGGCAGAGCTGTGGAACTTCCGTTTATGTGGACTTTCCCGGACGGCTCAACTGTCCTCTTTAAAAATGCAGTTGTATCCGTTACATCAAACGGTGCAGGCGCAAGTACGGGTGTTGCTCCGCTTGAATTTGAAGTTATGTCAAACGGCAAACCTGTATATACAGCAGCCGTTTAAAAAGCGAAAGGAATGAACGATTATGTCAAAGCTAATTGATATTACAGACAAACTTAATTTTGAGGAAAAGCCGATTGTAAAGGTAAAGGACACGGAACTTGTTATTAACAATGACGCAGTTTCAATGCTCAAAGTTGCGGCACTTTTTGAGGACGGCAACGGCAAGAACAAAGATGTTATCAAAATGTATCATCTTCTTTTTGATGAATCCGAGAGAGAAAAGATTGAAAAGTTACAGCTGAATATTCATGATTTCAGCACCCTTATCAGCGAATCTGCCAAAATTGTACAGGGCGATTTGACTGACGAGGGGGAAGTTCAGACCCCGGCTACGACCTGATTGATGACTTTGATTTAATCGTGTCGAGCTTTCGCTCGGAGTACGGGGTCAGCATTTATTCAAAGGATTTTGCAAAAATGAGTTGGAATGAGTTCTGCTCACTTCTGCAAGGCTTAGGACCCGAAACACCTCTTGCGAGAACGGCTCAAATTCGTCTTGAAACCGACAAAGAGGTTTTGAAGAACTTTACATCTTCACAACACAAAATCCGTAACAAGTGGCGCTCAAGGAATGTTAAGCACTATTCATACGAAGATATGAACACCGTTCTTGCAGAATTTCAAAACTTCTTCGCTAATCTGTAAATTTGTACATAATTTTCGCTGTATCTACAAAATTCTTGACAATGCTTATATATAGTGATAAAATGTAACATACACTAACAAATTTATTAAGGAGAGTGTATGTTTATGAAATGTCCACATTGCGGAAACGAATTAAAGGACGATGCAAAATTTTGCGACAAGTGCGGTGCAGGCTTTGGCGGAAACGATTCAACCTCGGCAACCGTAAATCCTGCAAATGCAAAGAAGAAAATTTACAAGCGTTGGTATTTTTGGGTTATTATCGTTGTTGCTATTATGATTGTTGGCGGTGTAAACGGTGCAATTAACGGTAACATCAGCTCAAACAAATCAAAGCAGGAAACTACTGTTGCAAATCAGAGTTCAGAAAAAGCAACTGAAAAAGCGACAGAAGCACCGACCACAAAAGAAGTTGCAACAGAAAAGCCTACTAAAGACCCGAAGAAGGTTGAAAAAGAATTTAAAGACGGTTGCAAAACAATCGACTTTAAAACTCTTTCAAGAAACCCTGACAAGTACAAAGGTAATGACTACAAGTTTGAAGGTCAGATTATTCAGGTTCAGGAAGGCTGGGGCGATTCGGTTGACCTGAGAATCAATATAACCAAAGAAGAAAACGAGTATCTTGATGAACCGTTGTGGACAGATACAATTTATGCAACGGTTGAAATCCCCGACGGTGAGGACAAACTCCTTGAAGATGATGTAATCACATTCTGGGGAACTTGTGACGGCGACTATACATATGAAACCGTAATGGGCAACAATGTGTCACTTCCGAAAATCGACATCAAATACTACGAACTCAACAAATAAAACAAAAAGCCACTCCAAACGGGGTGGCTGTTCTTTTGCAAAATTTTATTAGCGTACATCATAACGGTGTGCGCTGTTTTTATGCCAGTTTTTAAAGAATCTAAAATGAAAGGAAGTGGTGAATATGGCGACAAAGGCGGGTGAAATTGAGCTTGATGTCAGGCTTACGGGTGATGATATTTCCAAAACATTGCATAAGATTTCCGATTCAATTACAAAAAAGTTTGATTCGGCATTTTCAAGTCTTTCAAAAGATTTTGAAAATGTAAGCACGGATATGAAACAGTCCTTTTCAAAGGTTGCGGAGGGCGTTTCTCAGAAAACCGAGAAAGAGTTTTCAAACATCAAAGGCAGCGGTGAGCAGTTAAGCAATTCGGTTTCATCTTCGTTTAAGAAAATCGGTACAGCTGTGGTTGCCGCCTTTTCCGTTGCCAAAATCAAGGAGTTCGGTCAGCAGTGCATTGAATCGGCTGCAGAAGTCAATGCGGCAAATTCACAGTTTGAGCAGACATTCGGCACAATGCAGTCACAGGCAGAATCAGCCATTCAGAGCGTTGCCAACCAAAGCGGTATTCTTGAAACCCGATTGCAGGGCGTCGGCACAAGTATTTATGCCTTTGCAAAAACCACAGGTATGGACAGTTCAAGTGCATTAAGTATGATGCAGGACGCATTGCAGGTAACAGCCGACAGTGCCGCATATTACGACCGTTCGCTTGAAGACACCGCAGAAAGCCTGAAATCGTTCTTGAAAGGCAACTTTGAAAATGATGCCGCACTCGGTTTGTCCTGTACTGAAACCACACGAAATGCGGCGGCTAATAAGCTGTATGGCAAGTCGTTTACGGATTTGTCGGAATCACAGAAACAGCTCACGCTTTTACAAATGGTCAAGGACGCTAATCAGCTTTCGGGTGCTATGGGACAGGCAAGCCGTGAAGCAGACGGTTGGGAGAATGTAACGGGCAACCTTAGAGAAAGTTGGAAACAGCTCCTTGCCGTAGTCGGTCAGCCTATTCTTCAGGTGGCAACTCAGGTTGTAAAGCGGTTGAGTTCCGCACTTGCAACTTTAACGGAATATGCCAAAGGTGCGGTTGAATCGCTTTCAAAGGTCTTCGGCTGGGATACAGGCAACAACACCGCAAGCAATATCAAATCTGCGTCCGATTCTGCCAAAAGCCTTACGGATACGGCAGATGACAGTTCAAAGTCACTTGATAATGTTCAGAAAAGTTCTGAAAAGGCAAAGAGAAGTGTAGCGGGCTTTGACAAGCTGAATGTGCTTTCAAGTACCGATAGTTCTTCAAAGTCAGATACATCTTCATCAAAAAGCTCATCGGGCGGTTCATCGGGCGGAGCTGTTGCAAAGAATGTTGTCAAGGACACAAGCAAAAACCTTTCGGGGGCATTCAAAAATCTATACGAAAAAAGCGGATTCAAAGGCTTTGTTGATAATATTCAAAAAGGTATTAACAAGGTTGACTGGTCAGCTATAGGCAAGAACTGCAAGACTGTTTTTGATAATGCTGTTCCCATAGTTCAAAAGGCATTCGGCACAATGCAAAAGGTCGGTTCTGCAAAACTCGGGGCAATCGGTTCTGCATTCGGAGCGGTTGCGACAATCGGCGGAAAGTCGTTTCAGACCATTTCAGGCGGTGTTGCTAAGTGGATTTCTAAAGACAGGGAAAAGATTATCGGCTTTATCGACACCATAGGCAACAATCTTACAAACGGCTATAACAACCTTTCAACCTTTTTTGATAATTTCGGTACACTTGCAGGCAATGCAATTGACAATGTCCGCCCTCAAATGGAAGAATCAATTTCCAATCTTTTAAGCGGTCTTACAACCTTTGCGGGCTCAGTCGGCGAAGTTGTTTCGGGTGCGTTTTCAACTGCAACCGAAAGCCTTGTTGAATGGACTGAAAATGACGGCGCTACCATTACGGAGTTTCTCGAAAATATCCAGTTGCAGTTTGCGGATGTATTTAATTTTGTCGGTCAGATTTTCGGCGATATCGGTACAGTAATCAGCGAATGGTGGAACGGCGGCGGACAGGAGATTTTTCAGAATGTCTGCAATATGTTCACAAATATTGGCACAACCTTGATGAATGTTTACAACCAATGGATTAAGCCTGCGTGGGATTTTATCGTAGCAATTGTAAAGTCAGCTTGGGAAAACTGGCTGAAGCCTGTTTTTGAGGGTGCAATAAATTTCTTCGGCAAGGTTGCAGACTGCGTTTCGACCGTGTGGAATAACTTCCTGTCACCGTTTGTAAACTGGCTTGTCAGTTTTTGGGGACCTATATTTCAGAATGTTTTCAATGCCGTAAAAAGAGTGTTTGATAATGTGTTTACATTTATCGGTGGGTTGGTTACCTCTATACAGAAAACATTCGGCGGTCTTCTTGACTTCATTACAGGTGTTTTCTCACTCGATTGGAACAAAGCATGGCAGGGCATCTATGACTTCTTCAAAGGTATTTGGGACGGCATTTTCGCCGTGTTTAAATTTATTGTAAATGCTATCATTGACGGTATTAACGGCTTGTGGACGGGCATTTACAACTTCGTTTCCGGTGTTATCAATGCAATCGGCGGAATTGCAGGGGCAATTGGTTCTGTCATCGGGCAGGATTGGAGCTTTTCAATGCCTGAAAATCCGCCTCTCATTCCGAGACTTGAAGAACCCACAGAATCACCTGCACGAAAATTTGCAAAAGGCGGTATTGTTAAAGCTCCGACACTTGCGGTTGTCGGCGATAACGCAGGCGCTAACAGCGGTAACCCTGAGGTTATTTCCCCTCTTAACAAGTTACAGGGTATGCTCGACAATTCGGGCGGTCAGGATACAGTGATTCTCACACAAATTCTTGACCTGCTTAAACGCATTTATGAAATGTTCATTATCTTCCGCAACAACGGCGGCAACACTTATTCGTTTACTGCCGAGCTTGAGGGTTCAACGCTCTTTGAAGAAATGGTAAGACAGGACGAACTTTACAGACGCAGACACAACGGTAAATCCGCATTTGCATAAAGGAGGTATGATATGTCAAATTACAACGGCTATTTGCTCAAATTCGGCAACAACATAATGCCGAACAAGTATATTACTGCATTTTCATCAACTCCGAATCAGCGACTTGAAACTTCTGCGGAACGAGATCAGAACGGTAACTTACAGAGAGCAACTCTGTCAAATTACAAAACAAAAATTTCGTTTTCAACTCACATTCTTCGTCTTGACGAAAAGATTGATTTTCAGTCGATTATCAACCTCTCTATGACAAATAAGGTGCAGAGAAAGTGCAAGGTAACTTATTGGAATGATGAAACAAACAATTACCACACCTCTGATTTCTACATTCCGGATATCGAATACACCGCCATGGACGCCGAAAAAAGTGATATAACCTATCAGCCGATTACGGTTGAGCTGATTGAGTATTAAGGGGTGATTCTTAAAAATGCTTGTATCTAAAGCGATTGCAGATAAGCTGAAAACAAACACACTCTACAATACTATCACTTTACATTCACCTGACGGCAGTTTTGAGGATATAACAGGTGAAAGTATCGTACTTGACAGCTTTTCGCTTGAAAATGAAATCGTTGAAAAAGAATTAAAATTCGGCGGTTGCATAGCCTCTGAAATGAGCGTTAAACTCATTGATTATGATTGTTCGGCTTTGATAGGAAAGACGGTGCAAGTAATTCTCACGGCAACATATCTTGAAGATGAACTGTATCCGTCAGATGATTTGTATCCGTCAAAAACTCTTATTCTTCCCTCTGAAACAGGAATGGTTGAATGTCCTGTTTTCTACGGCAAAATCCAGTCAGCTCAAAGAGATAAAAAACAGCGTAATATCACCGAAATTACGGCATACGATGCTTTTTATGATATGTCAAAGGTTGATATGTCTTTGTGGTTTGCAGGCAAAGAGAACGAGGACGGCAGTTTTGGTTATGGTTATGCTCATTATGCAAAAAACGAAACTTTTAAGCATTTATACAGCGCCCTTTATGATAAGTGGGAAGATTACGGTGTAAAGAGTGTTTCATACCCGCCATATCTTGATATCTTAAGTTTACCGCTTAATTTTGATGATGATTGCGTTGAAAAGGTTATAAAAGATATTACTTTAACAGACTTGATTCAGGCTTATATGGAATTAACATTGAGCTTTGCGATGATTGAACCTAAAAACGGAAATCTTGAATTTTTGCCTCTCTACGGTAGCAAGTCCGCAGATACTGTTGATTCATACAAGGACCTTTCATTTGAAGATTACGAACTTGCACCTATCCGTATGTACAGTACCAAATTTGCTAACAAGAAAGTGTACAAGAAAGGTAATAGCAATGACTATTCTTGGTACATTTCCGATAACATTCTTATGAGGTGCAGAACAACGGCAGGTGATATTGCTGAAAAGTACAATTTTAAGAATTTGTTTGGTGATAATCACAAATACCGCCCGACAAAAATTAAACTGTTTTCGTATTGGTGGCTTGAGGCAGGAGATAAGTACACGATTCAAACCCCCTTTGCAGATTTGCCGACAATCGAAACATTTGTGTTCAACAAAAAGATGAGCGGATTTACAACCACACTAACATCAAAAGGCGAAAAACGATTAGGAAAGGAAGTAAAAGAGAATGAATAAATACAATAAAATCGTTTTTGTGAATGGCTCTGCTCCTGCACTCAATGCCGACAACCTCAATCATATGGATGAGGGAATAGAGCAGGCAACAGACGGAGTGATTGCTGTTGAGGAAAATCTCAAAACCGCAACGGCAGATTTGACCGCAGTAGAATCAGAGGTCGAAACAGCAAGAGGGGAATATGAATCAGTCGGGGAAAGACTTGACAACCTTATCCCCGACGATGTCGGTGTTATAACAACCGACCATATGCAGGACGGAGCTGTCAAAACTCTTAAAATTGCGGATGCAGCGGTAACGCAGAGCAAGCTCTCTGCTGATCTAAAATCATCAATCAGCAGTCTTGCTCTTAAAGCCGATAAGGCGACAACCCTTGACGGATACGGCATTACAGATGCATACACAAAAACTACGGTCAAGTCATTGCTTGCAGGCAAACTTGACGCAATGTCTTTTGACAGCGAGCCAACGCTCAATAGTCCTTGCTATCTGACAAGCGGAACGGTTTATTCAGCGCTGACAAAGAAGTTTGACAACTCGAACATTGAAACAGGCAAGGGCAATCT